CTTGCGAATCCTCTAATCTGGATACCCGATGTTCTAAGACATTGACATCCTTTTTTAACGATTTGATATCTTGTGCATGCATCTCTAATAGATTTAACATCTTGATGTTTTGCTTCTCTATCGTCTGCAGGTTTGTGAGAATCTCATCGTTATTTGTTTTATTCTTTTGTTCCTGGCGATTGAACTGCTTGATTGTCGTCATGATAACAACCACCATTGTAACAATCCAATAGACCAGATTTTCCATTCTAAATAGACTGAGTAAGTTATCCCAGTTCATTCATCATCACCCTATCCTTGTAGTTTTCTATGTAAGTTAGTGCTTCCCTTAGTAGCGGCATGTATTCTTTGCCTTTGTTGTTATGCCAGTTTTTTTTATATTCAATCATCATCGTGTACCAAGGCTCAGGGATAATATGTTCATATTTTCCGACTTGATCCACGTGATCCAATATGCCTCTTACCCTTAGAATGTGATAGTGTGACTTTTGAGGGTCTGGATAATCGATGCGGATTTGATAATGTTCAACAAAACTCGATAAGAAAAGACCTAACTTACTTGTTAAGTCTATGTTCTTATAGGCTTCGTATTCTTCTTTGTAGTTTTCATCTAAATAGATAAGATTATCTTTAGTTGATAACACCTCATCAATATATGCACGATCATAAAGTGGAACCGATGGATCTAGGTTTTGTTTCTTTAGATAGATGTCTCTGCCATAAGCAAAGATATCTAACTCACCCAAACTCAAATGAACGTTACCTTTGAATCCATCAAGTACTACCGTCACATCATCATCGCTATTTTCATCACTTATTCCAAAGGCTAAAGAACCACAATAATAGATAAACATCACTTTGGTGTTTGGAAATAAGCCTTGAACAACTTCTAGAATACTTTCTTTACTGCGGATTCTCGGTTTCACTTGGAGCATGAGCAGTCCCTTCTACGACATCAAAATCATCGAGTGAATCATCGAATCCTACTACATTATCTTTTAGCCATAAGTAACCTTGAGCAATTGGATTTGATTCAGCAAATAAACTAAAATCAGACTCTGGAACTTCGATGTCAATTTCTTCTAGTGGTGCATGACGATTGGCACGTGCTTCTTTGGATAGATAGGAAGCGACACAAACAACTGCCTTTTTTGATACATAGTTGATGTTAAATGCGGTAATTCGGTGATAGGATAAAGCGACGCCAAACTTAGATTGCATGTCTTTAATGATTGCCATAATAACCTACTTTCTCGCTGTGCGATAAATGGACACTGAAATGAGATCAGGTGATCCCAAGTCAAGTCCAGGATTGATTAAAAGATTTTGTGGAACTCCACCAATTGAATGTGCAAACTCAGTCATGGTGATGGATGCATTCGCTTGCCCTGTCACTGTCGTCACACTTCTACCTGTAGATAACCATTGTCTAACATCAGTAAATCCGGTTGAAAAAATGGGAGTAAGTTGAAACGTTATTGTTTTAGATATTCCACTTGCAAGGGTAATACCACTTGAATAACTATCAGGGATAGCAAATGAGGTTGAGCTACCATTGAACATTTTCGTGACACCACTTGCCACATCGTTTGCATAGGTAGCAAGTGCAGAACCACTAATATTTGATAAGCCTGATGTTCGATAGTTAATAGTAGTAGATGATGTATCTACTGTGCTTCCATAAGTGGTTGCTATCACCACAATCGTGTAAATGTATGTTGAGTTAAAAGCATAAGAAACGCTGATTGAGCTTGCTGCAGTTTCAATTGAATACACAAGCTCTTGTTCTCCACCTACCTTCACAACTGACGTTGAATTTCGGGCGTAGAGGGCGTTGTTTGTATAATCGAAGGCTAACTCGCCTACATACGCTAAGTTCGCTGTTGAAGGCTTTGTGGTGCCTCGTTTCACCCGAAGGATTGCCATTAGTAAGTACCACCATCAATGATTGATGAAGGTTGTAGAACTTTTGTAGTATCGATTCCAATCGCGTATTTAACAACGCTTGGTGTGTAGTTCGAATCGATATATTGATAGAGCTTAATCCCGTTAGAAAGTACAGCAGCATCAAATGCCGCTTGCGAAACCATGAACTCAGAGCCAGCACCTGAGAGAATTCGAGTATTCAAAACGTTAGCTAATATGGATTTTTGAGTCGTTGTTAAATGCACATCAGCAGCAACGTGAGCATTATACGTAGTTGTTGAAACACCACCTAGTCCTGCAAGTGTAATGGTGACTGCACCAGTGGATCCGTTAACGCTTGTCACTGAATCTGTTGGTGTCAGTAATTCTTGCCAGTTGGCCAGAGTTGCGTATCCAGTTGTTTTCAATATGAATGACTTACTAATGTCCGTTCTGACTGCAACGTCACCCTCTTGGGCATTTGACAAAGCTAACATTGCTGCTTGGCTTGCTACAACCCATGTGTTTGTTATAGCGACTTTCGGAATGACTGAATCTGCTAATTTGCCGTCAGCATCCAAAATCGGAATGTTGCCATTACCAGTACCTGTATTCTTAGTTGCTGCTGTTCCTAACCCTAAAGCTGTAATTTTGGCGTCGATTTGTGTATCGACTTTCGCTACACCAGGAATCTTTAAATAATCTGATTCAACAAGTGGTGTTCCAACGGATCCTGTCTTATCAGCCTTGGCGATGAATAGATGCTCGCCATTAAAATCGACTAGCGGTTCTCCAGCTTTAATCGTTCCAGTACTTCCAGTAAGTGGACCAGTGCCAGCTGTTGTACGTCTTTTTATTTGAATAGTTGCCATGATAATTCCTCCTTATTTTTTAAGATATGCTTGTGTAACTCGATGTGTTGTATTACCCAATGACAAAGTGACGAGTCCGCTTGCATAGGATATACCTAATGAATAATCCGAACCAGCGTATCTGTAACTCATGGATGAGTTCGAACCAACAACGATAAATAACTGATTAGTCGGTAGGCTCACCACAGTTGTATTTTCAATGACAACATAGAGTATGCTTTCCATCAAAATTGCAGAATTTACGTCACCAAAGCGATAAACACCATTACTAATCTTAGTTATCAACAACTTTTGTGGATAATATCGATCATTGACTTTTGCTTCGAGATCACTGATTCGTTGTTTATCTGATGTAATCGCACTTCTTTCAAATCCATTGATAAGGGTTACTGAAGTCGTTGTTTTAGAATATGCAGCTAATGCAAACTCATAAAGCCCATCCGCATTCTGTAAATTGTTTTGGGTTAGAACAGGATAGGTTCCAACTGCTTCTTTGATATAAATACTTACTGTGTTCGCTTGAGTGTCAATCCCAAGAACTACATAGCCAAACTTGTTAGAATCTGGCGTGACTGAAACGGTCGTCATATTTTCCAGATAGATAATACGTCCATAAATGCCAACATAACCATCCAAAAAAGTGATGGTATTATTGGCTAACGTGTAACTACATCCTGACTTAACGTTTCGTAAGATTCCAACGTCACTTGAAAATAAAAAATGATACAAGTCTGCATCGATTTTCGATGTGACATTTGCACCATCAAAGGTTATTTTTTGAACACCCATTAAAATTCTCCTCCATCGAGATCAGTGATCCCAGTTGATTGTATTGAGATGTTACTCATTGCAGAGTTCACACTTTTGTTTAAAAGCTGGATTTTTTCGGTAAGCTTAATACGGTACTCGCCCAGTGTTACCATCGCTTTGTGAAAACCTTGACTAAACTTGATGCTTGTAACCACCGAATCATAGGTTTGATCGTTATTCACAAACTCTACGAAATCCCCAAGTTCGATATTTTTCATAGGTTGGAATACATCGTTGTCTGTTTTAATCGTGAAAGTAATGTTATGATCGAGCTTGGATGCGATCATCTCGGATCTTGCTTTAGTAAGTAAAGTCGGATAATCATTATCCATATAATAAAACGCCTTTGGTTTGACACTCTTATACCTGTTCGGATGATGGATATCTTGTGTTAATTCTCCATTCGTTAGCAAGTAATAGACAAGCGTGTTTTTGAACAATACGTTTTCTATTTTAGGGTAATATGTTAGTTTATTAACCATTTGACTTGAGCTATCATTCACGACTAAGTCTTGAATAGCTTGGTAATTATTCTTGAGTTTGATTCCTCTTTGAACCTCGCCAATTCGAAAGATTATGCCTGTAACTCTACCTCGAAGATAAACCGCTTCGGTTGTTAATCTTAATCCATATGATTTGGTTATTAATTCCATAACCGATGCTAAGGACATGATTTTATCTGGCTCGAATGAAAGTTCACCTTGAACACTGGAACCACGCTCGATGGTTAGATAGCTTAAATTTTGAAGAGGGTCATTGCTTTGCTTGAAATTCCCAACGAGCATGTTCTCCAAGTATAGGCTTAAATCCCCAGTGTAACCTTCAACAGGTATATCGATCGAAAACATTTCTTTAAAATCCAAGACATGGACTGTTGTCCGATGCTTGTCAGCAACTTCTAATCTCTCTACAATACCAATGTAATGAATTGGTGCATCTTTTAATATGACAATGTCACCCACTGATACGTTCAGTTTTGACTTATTGATTGTGAATAATGATTTTTGAATAATGACAAGATCTAATGCAATTTCAAAGTCCTTATCCACATAGCCATAGTCTTTGTAAGCCAAATTAAGTCTATCAAGGAATACAAGTTGCATACTTATACCCCCAGATAGCCTTCATAAATCGTTATTCTACATGTGGTGAGATTTGCTACACCTGGTCTAAACTCAATTTCATACTCGCCATGTTCAACAAATAAAAAATTGTCACAAGTGAAATCTTGTAGTCCATAGATGGAAACAATCTCACCATTGTCTATCTTTCGAATGAATTGTTTATTTGGAACAGCCGACACATGAATCTCCCCACTGTTTTGACTGTGAAACAATCTTAACATCGTGATGATTTTACTGCCTTTTCTGATAATGACTTCAGGCTCATCCACTGCACCCATGATTTCAATCAAAAGTGGTGCTTTAAAAATACCACGATTACTGATTTGAATTTTACCTTCATAAAATGCTGAATAGGTATATGGATAACTGTATGGATAAACTTTGCCTAAGGTAGACTCGTTAACCTCAATGGTATATGTCTGTGTTTTGAGCCATAAAGATAATTTTTGAAATACAATCTGACAACTTAATGTACCTGCAACAAGTTCTTGTTTGGATACCGATTTGATATCGACAAAACAAAAAGCGGAATCATCCGCTTCGTAATAAAGTTTGAGTTCTTTTTCTCCAAGTTTTAGATAATTCATCAATTCTGTATAACCTGGATACCCTTTTAGAAATGTAAGGGTTGCTTGTATTTCTGTCAATCCTTGTGACTGATCAACCCGATCATGGAGATAATCGTATTTCAAATAGGTGAGTTCTTGTGTAAAACCAAGACCGCTGATGTTATGAATCAGGCAACCACTACGATAATCGAAGTAAAAACGATTACCAGAAGGATTTTCAAGATAGATTTTTCTTATCATATAACCCTTCCTCCTAATGCTCTGTTAATAGAATCGACATCAAAGGTTGGTGATGTAGTATTAATGGTGATGTTATTCGTATTCGCATTGGAGCGATTCACATTGCTTGTTGAACTTACACTTTGGTTCTGCTTAAGGTTGAACTTGTCGCCAAACCATCCACCTACTTTACCAAAGAAACCACCAACTTTATCAGCTGCGTTACCAACAAAGTCTCCTACTCCTTTAGCCACATTTGATGCAAACTCACCAATGTTTCCTGTAATACTTCCTACTATGTCACCAAAATTACTAGCGATATCACCCATTTTCCCACCAAGATCACCAATCCATTCAAAAATCTTAGCTAGAAACTCGATAATTTTTTGTACAACCGCCATGACTGGTTCTAACACTTTTTGAAGCACTTTAATCGCTGGAACCAATATTGCTTGAAGGACTTTTCCAATAATTTCAATCAGTGGTGCTACCATTTCGAGAAGTTCTGCAATAAATCCAATTTGAGCCATGAGTGGGACCAATAGCACATCAATGATTGGAACTAACATCTCAACCAACATAATAATCAACTCAATGAGAACATCTAAAATGGGTGTGAGTGCGGTCATCAAACTATCCACTATCGTCATGATAGGTGGTAATAAAAGCATGAGCGTCTCACCTAATCGTGATAGTAATGCTCGAAATTCTTCACTTTGAAAGAGTGCCATCGCAATAATTGCAATCAGTGCACCAATGCCAAGTGTAGCAAAGTTTAGTCCTGCTCCTGCAAATAAGCCCGATGTTCCTACTGCTCTCAAAGCTGTTGAAACAATATTTAGTATCGGACCAACTTTACCAATAATAGATAGTACAGGTCCTACTGCAGTAATCACTGCACCAAGCGTAAGAATAATTTGCTTAGTGCCTGAATCTAGGTTATTCCATTTTTCGATCCAACTTTTAAGTGTAGGAATGACTTCATCTCTAACCTTTTGAAGCATGGCTTGCATGATGGGTAAGACTTGAACAGAAATATCCATCGCAAGACTAGCGAGTGCTTGTTTCGTTGAATCAATAGCATCGGTAAACTCTCCTGCAATAGCTGCTTGTTCGTTTGTAATAATTCCTAATTCTCTTGCTTCATTTCTAAGCCCATTTATTGCACTTTTTTCTTGTGATAAAACGGGTAGTAATTCTGAACCAATCTTGTCGCCAAAAAACTCATTAGCTATACCTACTCGAAGTGCTTCATCTTCAACACCGGCTAATGCATCACGAATCAAATTGAACGCTTGATCGGCATTTAATCCTTTAAGGTCATCTATTGTGAGTCCAATTTGTGCTAGGCTTTCAGCAACCTTGTCGCCATTTCCAGTTGCAATATCACCAAGTATTCCGTTGATCTTGATAAAGGCCTTATTCAGGCTTTCTGTTGAACTTCCTGATATCTTGGCAACGTAGTTCCATTCTTGTAAACTCTCGGCACTCAAGCCAATTTTAGCGGCTGTGTCAGCAATGTTGTCGGCAGCCACTGCGGTCTTTACTGCAAGTGCACTAAGGGCAGATATAGCACCCAGTACAGGCACAGTGACTGATTTAGTTAATGTCGAACCTAGCTTACCTATCTTTTCAAAGTTTGCATTAGAGAGTTCTGTAATTTTCGCTCTTGTGTTTTGCAGTTCTTTATTGAGTTTGGATACTTCAGCTTCAGTATAAGCAACATTTCGTGCGAGCTTATTAAACTCCGTTTCACTCATCTGGCCAAGCTTGACTGCTTGTTTTGCTTTTTCAAGTTCTTGATTCTGCGTTTCTAACTTCTTCTTAGTCATTTGAAGGATATCATTGAGCTTGGATTGTTTTTGTTTCCAAAGTTCAACATTTGAGCTGTCATACTTAAGGTTCGCATTGATGGCTTTGAGATCCTTTTGCTGTTCTTTGAGATCTGATTGAATCTCTTTTAGTTCGTTTTCTAAATCTCTTCCATCAAGACTTAATTTTATATTTAAACCTTTGACTGTTTCTGCCATCTTTGTTCACCTCCTCAGGGGTAAAGAAAAAGCACATCGATTTCTCGAGTGCTTAAGTATTTGCTTTTATGATTAATTACTTTCTTGTACCTTCAGTGTGTACCACATAGACGGCTTCAAGAACCATATGTTCTGAAACGGGGTCTAGAAAATCAACAACCCCTTGTTTGTCGCTAGCTGTGACGACATATTGCCAATATAAGAAATCATATCCTGATTTAACTGGTATCGTAGGTTCTACTAAAAGCCCATTTTTCGAAACCAATTGATTGGGAATAAAAGTTCCGCCCACCGTTTGAAAACTGACAATAAAGAAGTCATCTTGATCAGCTTCAATGTACTTCGCATATAAAGTTAGTGTTTTATTGCTAAGAGCTGCGGGAGTATACAGTTCCGTTAATGCTGCGTTGAGGTACCAATTCACAAATAAAAATCCAGTTTTTTGTGGTGTTGGTGGTACCCATTGTGGTGAATCAGAATTGATGGTTTGTGAAGTGATTATATGTGATGCACTAGCAATCGTTCCACCATTGGGTTCATAGCTGATTACTACATCATGTGAACTCGAGCATCCTGTAAGTAACATTAAAAGGACAAAAACAATTAACAATCGTTTCATTTTATACCTCCGTGATTATGGCTTGATTATATCATGAAAGAAATACAATATATAGAACATTATTGATGAATGTTGGGTCTTCACAGAAAGTATACGTCAATATCAGTTTGCGAAGCTTTTTTACCACCATTATTGCCAGATATCACTTTCATTTCGAGTTGTACTAACTCAAAGTATGTAGTTATGTCAAAATACTTCGAATCCTCTATTGAGAGTCCTAGATGAGCCAAGTTAAAAATAATGTTAGAGGTTGCACCAAACTCTGGCTCATCATTTAGACTGTGGGGATGGTTTGGTGCCTTTTTGGAGAGTCCCTAACATCTCCCCGATGGTTTGAGATAAGATACCTAATTCTTCTGTATCACTTAGGATACCAAAATCGAGTGTCATCAAAAAATCGTTGTAGGATGTTTTGCTGAATGGTCGATGAAGCACATAGATGATTCTAAAAATCGTATCAATCACGAGTGAGAAATCTTCTTCTTTGATATCCTTACCCTTTTCAAGTTTTTTGATATCACTGAAAAGTTCAGAACCGAACACATTGCGATAATCGATGATTGTAAATAGTGACGAGTGAAGTTTATACTCCTTGTCACCAAGTTTGATAACTTTTTCCATAGTTCAATCCTCCTTAGATGAATGTTGGTAACACTGGTGATGTTGATAAGAAGTTCGTGTAGTTCGTATCTCCAACACTCGCAATAACTCGAAGGATCAGATTATTGCCTGACTCAATCGGACGAGCGGTGATGTTAAGTGAGATTGAATTCGCTTCAATGGAGTCAGCTTTCGATTTGCTTGCATCTCCTGAAGGTGTAGCTGTACATAGGTAGTACCAAATGCGACGTGCTTTTGCATCGCCTTGAATCTCATAACCCAATGCGAATGTCTTGGTTTCATTGTTGACCACTTCGACAAAATTACCATTGGTGTCTGTCTTGAATCCAAAGATATCCTTCTTAAATTCATCATCAATCTCAGTGAATTTGAGAGTGACGGTTGAACCTGAATTGGATACCAGGGTTGCGATAACCTTATCGTCTGCATAGACTTGTGAACTACCACCGATGATTTCAGTGGTGATTTCTTGAGCACCGACCAGACGTTTTGGCGTTCCAAAAGTCCAGGAACCATCAGTTCCAATCGTAGCGAGTGCATAGTGAACATTGGTAAGTCCGAATGTGACTTTATTACTCATTTTTTATTTCCTCCTGTTTGATTTCGTAAACACGATTAATCGAGTTATCGTCATTGACGTACTCTGAAATCATTTGATAATTAAACCCAGATTGATATAGTGCTGATTCTAATTGATCTTCAATTGTGGGTTCCTTTGATTCTGTGACAAGTGTGATTTGGTAGGTGATGATACGGAGGGCTGACTTGTTATCTGCATAAGTTTGAACTCTATCGCTGATTTCTTGATAGACAATAAATGGATACACATGTAGTTCATTTGCATCGACAATGTTCGTTCCATAGGTGACCCGATTTGGTAATACACTGTTAAGCACCTGGAATATTTGTTCCAAAAAACTCATGAAGATCCACCTCTTTCAATAATCGATTTGATTTGTTCCACCATATCCGGTGCGAAAGCATCGAAAGCTGGACGCATGAATGGACGTGGTCCTACAAACTTACCACCTCGATGTGTAAATCCAAACTCAAGTAGGTGCGTTAACCTTCCTTTATTACTCGAATAAATAGCGATTCGCTTGTTGATACCTTGCCCTTCTGGGATTGCGACAAATGAGTCAGCAAAGCCATAAGACTTCCCACTTCTCGGTGCTTTTGATTGAATATAGGTGAGTACCTTATCAGCAGTTTCATCCAGCACTTTTTCCATAGCATTAATAACATCTTCTGCATAAGATTCGACAAGTTCACTTATCTCAACAGCTAATTCATCCAACGAGACCATTGATATCACCTATCTTAATTTTGGTTTCTACAAGATAAAGCTCAATGAACTGACCACTGATGTATGTACGTTCAATCTTATAAATCTTTGAATCGATCATGGCATTTCTGCTACCATCGTATAAGAAACTTTGGATTCTAACTGCGACATCAATTCGAATATCTGTTTTCTTGCTTTCATAAAATTCCTTAGATGTTACTGAGAAATTAATACCGATAACTTCTTTGAAACTGATGAGTGTTAACTTACGATTACCGATAGAGTCTTGAACACCATTAATTTTGAGCAATGTAAGTCTAGTGTTTGGTGAACTAGGGAACATTAAGAGATACTTCCCTTCGTTAAGGCTAATTGTTTAACGAGCATTTCAAAACTCTTCGGTAGTTCCTTCACAGATCCGTCGTTTTTAAAACCAAAAAAAGTCTTGCAGTAGATAAGGATGAGAGAGTCCATAATTGGAACTCCCTCACCACTCACGACTTCATCAGCCACACCGACAGAACGTATGAGTTCTTTACACGCTTCAATATGCGATTGTAATTCTTCATCAGCATATGTTTCCGATAGAGGAATCAACAATGCTTTCTTCACCGTATCCAGTATGGCCATGTTCAATCATCCTTTCTCTACTATGCAGCTGCTTTCTTCTTGATACGAAGGAAGCCTTTATAACCTACAACGTTTCCACCTGTAAAGACCGAAGCCTTATAGCAGATGATGCCGTCTTTAAATTTATAGTCTGTCGACTTACCGATTTCTACTGGTGAGAAGATAGGCACTTCGTAGTTCTTGAGTGAACCATACGCCATTGCATAGTCTCCTGCACTGGTTGCATTATCTGCGATCGCTTTGCAATGAGAGTTGATCACATAAGGAATACCATCGATGGTTTGGTTGATGTAATCAACTGTATGAACCTTACGACCTTCTGAAGTACGAAGTCCAGCAAATGCTCGCAAGTCATTCTTATTCAAGATAAGAACTGCACCACCTTCGACTTCTTCATCTCCACCATAAGCAAAGATGATATCGTCAAGCGTAGTATCTGTGATTGCTGAAAGTTCAAGAGGTGTAGTATCCGCCAAAGCTACTGCTTGGTCACTGAAGATTCCAGTGAATGTATTGGATGTACCCGCACCGCGAAGGATTTGTTCTGAGATTTTCTTTTTCAAGGACACGTTGATGTTTCTTAATACTTCTGCTTGATATGGAATGCTTGGAAGTTTTTCTAGTTCTTCTGTAATTTCAGTGTAAGCAGTAATCTTCACCTTAGTGATGGTGACATAACCAAATGTAGGTTCAGTTTCACTGTAAGGTTGACCTTCTACAGTGGTTCCAGCAATACCATTTGTTTTCACAAAGGATTTCTTGTAGGTTTCCCCACCGTTTAAATTGATGATATTGACCTTATCTACCAATGTTGAAACTTGTGCATAAGGAACTGGTGCTAATTTGTTTGATACTGTTTCTGGAACCAATACTTCGGAACTAGATACTTGAATGACACGATTTTCTCGGAGCTGTTTACCTCGAAGCTCTAGGGTTTCCTTGTTGTCAGTACGTGTGTCTATGACAATCGGTTTAATTTCTACCTTGGAAGCAATCGTCATCTTTTTATCAATGACTGAGCGTTCCTCTTGTAGTGCGTTGCATTCAGTATCGAATGCCTCAAGATTTGCAACGTCTGATTCCGCTTCGACGAGTGAACGGATTTCAGTTAAACGTGCTTCGATTTCTTTACGTCTTTTTTCTAAATTCATGTTTTTTCTCTCCTTTTGAGTTAGTAATTTGTTTTGATACGAATCTTCTTTTTCATCACTTCAACTTGTTTTTTTTGCTCTACTAATTCCATAGCTTTTAGTTCTACATCCATAGATTCTAAAGAACGAGCATATATACTAGTTGAATCGTAAGCCGGTGTGTCTACCACTGAGACATCATAGAGCCTTCCGATTTTTGTAATGGTACGTTTAGGTATTTTGCCTTCTTTGTTCCAAGACTGTTCTTCAACAGTGAAAGCAAAACTCATCTTATCAAGCAGGCCACTTCGGACCATCTTGTAGATGTCTTGATTGGATTGGGTGTCCAGAAGTTCTGCGTGAACTTTCAATCCATTGTTATCAACCGACAATGTCAGTGATTTATTCTTTGTTCTTGCGATAATTAAAAAGGAGTCCATATGGTTATATTTCATAGGAACATCCTTCATTAAGGTATTTTCAAGTGCATGACGATCAATCTCTTCCACAAAACCATAAGCTTCATCTCCGATTAATGTTTCCTGGTTAAAGACAATCGCATAACCTTCTAGCATCATCTTTCCTTCGGTTTCTTCAAATTTGACATCTGCGAGTCTTGTTTCTTTAATCATTAGTTCTTACCTCCACTTTTGGTTTTGATGGCTTGCCTTCGACAAAATATTCAAGTTCTGAATCTTTGTACTGAAAGTTTGTTATCTTGTTCTCTTTGCAAAACTCATCGATAATTTGAGTCTTTGATTTTTGTGTTTCCAGAATCACTTTGAGTGCTTCTTTTGATATCGTCCCATTAATTGTTACTTTCATGATTATCCTCCTCACCTACTTGATATTTATTTGCCTTATCTGCATCCACATAGTTGAGCGATTGCAGTCGCTTGTTTCCACCTTCAATAGGTTCTAGTCCAAGCAATGCTCTGGATTCATTTAAGGTCATGATCCCTAGGCTCATCAGTTTTTCGATGGCACTCACTTTTGTATTCCAACTTGCATACTGCAATCGTTCACTATAAAAAATAATCTCTTCATCACGTATTAATTCATTTTCTGTAAGTAATCCCAAGGAAAAAGCCTCAGATAGCTGAATGGCTAGAGGCTCAATGGTAGATTCATAAAATGAGTTGAAATCTTCTTCACTATATTTGTTAGCAAAGATTGGTGCTGATACCCCAAAATAATCAAGTATCTTTGATTGTAAGAATTCGAGTGTTTCTTTGTCGATCAACTTGGGATCAACCGTTAAGGGTACATATTCCGACTTCAAGTCAATCGGAATAATCGAGCTTCCTTTCGTGCTTATAGAATCATTGAGAGCTAAATCAAACATCTCTCGTTGCTTCTTCTTATCCGCTTCAGAAAGCATACCGTTCATCTTGATGATCCCTTTAATCTGCATCGAGGATCGGACTGCGTTATCTATTCCTTGAAGCACATTCTCATTGATTGAGATAGTTTTTAATATGGCTTCATGATCGCCTGATGATCCATTTCCACCAAAGATGTCGTTGGAAGCAAAATACTTCCTTAGGTGAATAACATTTTCATAAGGAAGTATAAACTGTTGCCCATCCTCAAAATAGAACTTTAAGTAGTATCCATCAGTATTGTCGACTTGCGCTTCGACCATAATCGGTCTGAGTGGATAAAGTGCTTTGAGCCCTCCATTCACTGAATCAAACATCGGATAAACAAAAGCATTATCATTCAGTAGCAACAGGGTAATCACTTTATAGATGAAATCATAAGGTGTCATCAGCGGATTGGGCTTATGCTTTAAAAGAAAAGACAGTCGACCTTGTTTTTCGGTCACTGTCTTATCTGATTCTGTTTTGATGTATCTTGGTTTGAGTTTCGCACACTGGCTCGCTACTCGATCAATACAAATCTTTACGACATCACTTTTTGAAATGTTTGTTCCAAATGGAGTGAACAAGGTGTTGTTTTGATTCAATAACTGGAAGGCATTTGACGAACCTTCTTTTTTCTTTCTTGTGAAAATGCTCATATAACTCCTTTCTAATAAAAAAGGAGTATTAACTCCTAGATTATGTAGATTACTGGTTAATTTTTAGTAGCAATGGTAATAATGCTATACCAACGTCAACAGATTTGTCAAAAATCCATTTGCCAATAGCCTTAGCATTTTTCCATTTTTCTGATTTTTTCGTATTAGATTCTACAATCTTCTGTAGTTCATCTATCTTAGATTTGATTAATTGGACGTCATCATAACCAAGAACATCTTCCATTGAACTAATTTGATTTTTAACATCATCGAAAGTAATATTAATGTTCATTGTTACAGAGTTTGAAGCAGAACTCTTATTGTCATTAAATATACTTACCGAGACTCCGTTTTTTGTATCATTATTTACTGGATCAGGTAGTAATAGTTCAAGTTTTCCTCTAATGATGATGAGATTTTTTTTGTAATTTTCAGGATATTCATTTCTTGGTAATTGCTCATGTCTCTCTCGATACAAATTCTGAAATAAAACAGACATATCGTGCAAGGGTAAGAGTGAGCCCTCTAAATCAGATAATTCATTCTTGTAAGTTGAGAACAGTTCTTGATATAATTCTTGAATTTGAGAAAATTGGTTTTGTAAAATTGATTCTGTTATTCTTTTAATATCCGATAAGATTTTGTCGTTTCTCATTATAAAAATCACTCGCTTTCTTTAGTGACAATTATAACATGTTTTCGTAATCTATTTTATATCTATTTAAAACTGCATAAGCAATGATTAGGGCAACTGTTCCATCAATCCTCTTATACTTCGAGTTCAACTTAGAAGGTTGAATATTTCCATTTAGGTCGACTTTGGCTTGGGTATTAGATAAGCACCATTTCAAAATCGGATTATTGTCATAGTTGATCAGCTTGTTCTTTAGGTCTGCTTCAAGCTGTTTCATAGGTTCAGATAATGAATAAACTCCTTGACGAACCTTTTCCATGTTGAAACCTTGTTCTTCCATTTCCTTAATCCAGTATTGTGAGTTCCAAGGATCGAAGCCTACCCAAAGAGGTCTAATCTGATGCTCTTGTATCATTTTCATAAACCATTGTGTCACTAATGAGAAATCGTTCTGGCTTCCTTCTGTGAGTGTAATGAACCCTCGTTTAATCCAAATGTTGTACGGAACATTGTCTTCTTCCATGCGTTTCTTAACAACATCACTTGGCATAAAGAAATGGGCTAAAACATACTTCTTATTGTCATCCTTCTTCTGAATGACTAGGATTGCAGCTGTTAAATCTGTTGTTGAAGATAAATCTACTCCTCCAATAGCATAAGAGTTTTTGAGTGTGCCTAGCTCATACTTGGCTTCGTTGTTTAAGTCATCAAATGATAGCCATGCACCTTGATCTACTTGCTTGATATTAAAATCCTTACATAACATGGTCACTCTAGTTGAATGGTCATTTTTTGATTTATTCATGACATCTTCAAGATAAGATGGTAATTTCACAACACCAATACTAGGATTAGACTTTTGCCAATATTTAGGATCGTCATAGATCTCTTGTGTATTGTCTTGAGTATATAACCAGGGTAATACACGCTCATCTGTGATTTCACCTTTCAGCATTTTTCTTGCATAATCTAGTTTGTTGTCAAGGAAACCTCCAACTGTAGTACCTTCGGTAGTGATGATAAATATCAGGGGTTCCTTTTTAGTTGATTGACTTTGTTTAATGGCATCATAGACTTTTGAATCAGTCATTTCGTGAACTTCATCAATACAACCAACTTCGATATTATAACCATCTTTATTTCTACTTTGAGCTGATAGTTTCTTGATTTTATTCTTTGTTTTCGGTGAATAGATAAAGAATATATTTTTCTTGCTTCTCTTTTCATTTGATAATGAAGGTGACTGTTCTCTCATGTTATTTATTTCTTCAAAAAGGATGTTAGCTTGTTCGCTCGTATTAGAAGCGCAGACAATGTCAACTCCACCTTTAGATAAAAAAAACTCTGCGAGATCTATTCCAGCAACAAAAGTTGTCTTACCGTTCTTTCGAGCGATAAGTAAAATAACTTCATTAAACCTTCTAAGTCCTGTATCTTTCATCTTAAAGCCATAAGCTGTCTGGATGATTGCTTTCTCCCACAGTTCCAAAATGAATGGTTGACCGTTAAACGGTGACTTAGTGTGCTTACAGAATGTTTCGATAAAGTCGATTCGAAGATTACCTGGTGCTTCATCAAAAATGTATCTAAGATTTACTAAATCAAAAAACAATATATCAAGTTGTTTCTTTAGTTCTTCACCAACTAGAATGTTTCCACTTTCAATTTGACGATAATATTCAATTAAATAGTTCATTAGTTGTTTGCTCGTTTCAGGAAATCATCAAATGCATCGTCGCCCTCAATGACATTTTTACCCATAATCGAATTCAGAGTTTTGATGACAGTTCCATAGGAGTTGATCAGTTTTGTATAGTATTTCGCAGCTTCAGTTTGGCGCTGAGCACCTTTACTCGAAACTTGAACTGCTCCATACTTTCGGATTTGTTCCTGAAGGATTCCTAGTTCAACCTTCATGAAGGCTGCTTGTTCAATCAAGTTATCAACTAGTTTAGTTTTGGTTTCATCAATAGATGAAAAAAGCGACCGAAGTCGCTCTAATTCGATATTAATATCTTCATGTTTTGACACAAATGTCACCGCCATTCAAACTTCCATAAGACTGGAATATTTAAAGAAAAGTCAATCATGACTGTTCTCTAAATACTACTTCTCTTTAACTTCGTTCAATACCTGCTTGTTGTTGGTTTCAATTTTAAAACCATCATTGAATACACTTACACCTGATTGAGTTTTGGTAGTGTCAATAGTTCTTGGCGTTGGTTTCTGCTCGGGAGTTGATGTTTTGACATCTTTTTTTTGATCTGTCATGATTTCCGTCCTTTCTTAAGAAAATATGATGAATAATGAGAATACAAACGACAATATAAAGCTGATAAATCCGAGTATATAGATCAATCTCATTATCTTTAGATCTTCAATAATCTTGCATGTTGCAATGCTGTAAGCTTTAATGAATTCTACTTTGACGTAATATTCATCATCAACAGTCAGTTGCTCACGACTTAACTCTATAGACTCATCCTGTGATCCGGAATTTAGCAAAGTACTCGAGTTGCTAATAAGCGTCTCATGTACATTATTTAAAGTGTATGATTTGGTATATAAAAAAGTATATAAGAAAAATGAAAGTCCCAAGAAAGTTGATACTGCATACAATAGTTGTAAGATGAAACAAGAGGTTTTCCATAACTCGAGAAACGTTTTCTCATTGTTTTGAAAAACAATAATTGCTCCTAGGATACCTAACAATAATGTAAAAATAGTAATAGTTCGATCCCTATACTCAGTTCTTGAAGATATAATTCTAGAATATTGCTCTCCTGCCTCTTTATAATGAACATCTATTATTTTCTTTGATGCATCTTGATTCAACATGGTTTAGTCCTTTCAAACCTGATTTCGATTTTCAAAAATTATGCCTTCCGTTTTTTAATTGCCACCCTGTACGGTACCCATATTGTATTAAATTAGTATGACTGGGGGGATATAAAAGCATTCACCTATCAACTAAGTGAATGCTATTTATCAAAAAATATTAGTTAAAAACTACCGAAACGCCAAGTTGACTCACAACATTATCAATTTTAATTGTTAAACTTGTTGTCCCATCACCTGCGAAATTAATACCTACTAAGCCATAATTAACACTTCGTGGATAGTATCTAACAAGAGGTCCACCACTGTCTCCACCTTCGAGTACTATTGAAGTTTCGATT